ATGCCCTCAACTCCTCAGTTTAAAGAAAGTAATATACCTGATCTACTCCGTGTAGGTTCAATACCTTCTAATCAATCAGCCATGATAGACACGGATATTTTAGAGCCTGTTATTTTCTCTGAATCATTTATTAGATTTCAGTTAGTTAATAAAGGTTTTTTAAATCCATTTAGTCGTATTACATTTCAATTAGATAATATTACATCACCGTCGGCTAGTAATTTAAGATCTACCCTCCCCTTAAATATCGGGGTTCATTCTCTAATTTCTAATGCTACTCTAAAAATCGGCACTAAGACTATCTGTGAATTAGCAGATTACAATTATTATCAAGCGTATAAATCTATGTTTATATCTAATGAAAGTAATAAAGAAAGAGAGCAGTTTTTAAGTAGCCGATGTATGTCCCATAGTCAAGTATATGAAGCAGGAGCGGATACATGTGGTTTTATTGGTTTAGATAACGGTAAAGATTATGATGAATCAGCCTCAGGCACTACGCCAGGTCTTCAAGCTCAGGATATTCTTTTAGTTAATAACGGCGGAGTATTCTCTATTACATTAGAGGAGTTATTTCCCATATTTAAAAATACAGCTTTTCCGCTCTATATGCTTAATAGCGATATGCCCGTTCAGATTGAATTAACTTTATCATCTAGCACGGATGGTTCTCGTATATCTACTAATGGTGCTACTGTTAGTGCCTCAACTACACGCACTAATGTAAATGTTCCTATGACTATTAACCGTAATGAATGTCGCCTAATCGCTGACTACACTACATATGACGGTAATTTAATGCAGGACTATGCTAATAAAAATAAAAATATGACCTGGACTTACATGGATTATCAATTAACTAAAACTACTCTATCATCTATTCAAGCACTAAGTCAGGTAAGAAATGTCGGAGGAGCAGGTAGACTCGTTCCTCGTATGTTCGTATCTATCGCTCAGGAGTCTAATGGTTCTCTTGTAGCTAATGGGACTTCATTCAATAGATTATGTAATTTATATTCTGCAGAAGCTAACGCTGAAACAGGCACAGCTTTCGGTGAATTAGTTTCTAATGTTAAAAAGAATGATAAGTTTATCTTTCCTATTGATAGACAGAATACTGCTTTACATTTTCATGGTATAGCAGATACAGAAGGTATGATCCCTTTTATTAGTCGTGATGAATACGGCAGGTGCGGAGGTCGTATGACTCCTAACTTTTATGAATTAAACCCGCAGAATACTAATTTATCAGGTAAGTTTTTCCATACTGCATATAAAATGGCTGACGGTGAGCGAGTTAATAGCAGAGGTTTAGAATTACATAGTCAGATGAAAGCTCTTCCAGCTACATTAAACGGCGACGCTGTATCATATACTTCAAGGGCGTGGATTGAATGTGTTAAGGTCGCTACATTACAAGATGGTGTATTTAATTGTTATTATGCTTAAAGTCCTGAAAGTCTAAAAGTCCTTAAAGTCCTCAAAAATAAATAAGATTCTCAAAAAATATAAAATATCTTTTAATTGATATTTACAAAATAAATCTACATTTATTTCTGAGGACAATAAAGGACAAATGGACTTTTATATTTTCTATAAACATATATAAAGATTTATTAATTATATATTATATAATATATAATGAGTATTAATTTTAATGATTTACCTTCTGATATTAAAAACCTTATTTTTAAAGAAAATAGAATGTCTGCTTATAAAAAAAGACAAGAAACTAATAAACATTATTTACTAAATCATATAAATATGTTAAATAATATTTATAATAATATGAAAGAAGTTTTAGAAAAAGATGAAGATAATGAGCCTTCTACATTATTAGATCATGAATATTGTATGGAGTATTTACAAGATTTAGCGATTGATTTAGAATATGAAAGATTACAAGAGATTCAATTTAATGAATATTATAATTTATAATTTTACTTTTTTTATTTAGTTTTTTTTAATTTTATTTAATATAAAAATAAAATCTTATATTATATAAAATGTCCTCAGAAAACCCCTCAGATATTATTAAAAAGGCGAGACCTAATATTAAAGATAATTCAATCAAGATGTATGTTTCTAATTTAGAGAAATTAAAAAAATTATTTAAAACTGATAATTATGATTTTTTAAAAGAAGAAAAAAAAGTCTTAGAAAAATTAAGTAATCTCAGCGATAATACTATTCGTAATTATCTTAATGCAATATTAATATATTTAATGGCTGTTAATGATAAAGGTAAATTAGATAAAGAAGTAAAAATATATACTGATTTAAGAGATGATTTAAATAAAAAATATGAAGAGAATCAAGCGTCAGGTCAAATATCTGAAAAACAAAAAGATAATTTCGTAGATATAGAAGAAGTATATAAAATGATTGAAACTATGGGTAAAGAAATAAAAGATAAAAAGTTAAAGAAAAAAGAAGATTTAACAGCTAAGGACAAATCATTACTCATGGTTTATATTATATTTAATATTTATGTCCGCTTACCTATGCGTAATGATGTCGCAGGTATGGAGGCTATATCTAAAAGACAATATAATAAATTATCTGAATCAGAAAAGAAAGAGAAAAACTATTTAGTTGTTGAAAAAAATAAAATGACTATGATTTTAAATAAATATAAAACCTCTAAAAAATATGAAGAAAATAAAATAGAAATACCTAAGGATCTAGAAAAACTATTAAGACTATATATTCGTATTAATGGTATGGGTGTATTATTTACTACATCAACAGGTAATCCATTATCTAGAAACGCTTTATCTCAGTTATTAATAAAAACAACTAAAAAATATATGAATAAATCAATATCTACAACTATGCTCCGTAAAATATATTTATCTTCTAAATATTCAGAGGTTAAAGATGAAATGGCTAAGGACGCTAAGGTCATGGGACATTCAGTTGATACTCAGCAGAAAATATATGTAAAAAAGGATGGAGAAGAAGAATAATATATAATATATATATGACTTATAAAGAAGATTTTAATAGAAAGTATAAGTTTCCCTTGAAGACAGGACATTCATTAAAAGAAATAAGTAAATTAACTGGATATGAATTGAAGGGGTTGAAAACTATATTTAATAAAGGAGTCGGAGCTTTTAAAACAAATCCTCAATCAGTTAGACCTCATATTAAATCTCCTGAGGCGTGGGCTTATGCTCGGGTTTATGCAAGTATTAATCCTAAAAGTAAAGCATATAAAATAGATAAAATACATCTCAAAAAGAAATCTAATCAAAAATAACTTTATAAACTCCGTATTTAACTATTAAATTATTAATCTTTTTATTTTTAATCTTATTCTGTTTTTTTAATTCTAAATCTCTTTTAACTTTATCAGATATTATAGGTATAAAATCTCTATTCATTTTTATATCTCCTTTAATTAATTTACATGATCTTCTAACAGAAGGTATATCTCCATATTGTTTAACATAATCTAAATTATCTATTAATTGATTTACATCAGAAAAGATTGTATTTTCAATACAGAAACCTGTATTACAATAATGTATAATTTCTTTACATATTTTTAATATTTCATTTCTTTCTTTCACAGATAATAATTTATTAGGATTAGGTAAAGATAAATATATTTTTAAATATTCTAAATCTTTATCTTTAAAAATAACTGAGTTTATAAAATCATATTGATTATCATTATTTAAATATATATTTAAAGCCTTTACTAATTGATGTTTATTCAAAGCTTCATAATAAGGTATATTAATATTTAAATCAGATATGAAATCTTTTAGATCTAATTTAGAGAATGTTTTATGAATCATTATTTTTAATATAATATTAGAAAAAAAAATAATATTATTAACTATATAATACATGCCGTTTAAATCAGGAGAACTAAAAGGTAAATTAACTGGAGCTGAATTACGCAGATTAATTAAAGCACATAATAAACTAGTATCTATAAATATACCTCCTAAGACAGATAGAGATGGATTAATTAAATTAATTCAAGATAATGGATATACTATAAATCATGAGAAACAGAAACTAATCCCTAAGGTGCAGATGAAAAGAAAACCTACGGTAAAACTACCTCCGCCATCCGCACCTAAAACAGCAGAACAAAAGAAAGAAGCTAAGGATAAAAAAGAAGCTAAGGTAAAGGCGAAAGAAGATGAGCGTAAAGGTATTAAAGAAGAAGGTATCAAACAAGCACTAGCTTTAAAAAAAGTTAGAGATATGAAAGTAAAACCTAAACCTAAACCTGATGAATCAGTTAAAGATTTAAAAGACTTACAAGCTTTAACTTTAAAGTTTATTAGAGATCATAAAGCATGGTTGACTCCAGCTAAAATGTCGGGTGCTAAGAACGCCTATGAATACTATTTAAAAAAGTTTAAAGAAGGTAAAGATAGTGTATCTAAATTAGATATGATAGTATTTAATGTAGAGGAGAAGATAGATGGATATAAGACAGGCACTAATGCTAAGGGTATAGTCAATCCATTTAATAAAAAAAATAAACCTGTATTACCTAT